CCGGTTGACGTAAATGTGTTCGCCGCCGAGTTCGGCTACGGGGCGAGGTTCCTGACCACCGACCCGAACGACGCCTTGTTCGATGTGGCAGAACTACTCCGTCAGGCCGCAGCAGAAGGCTGGGATCTGACCAAGCTCGAACAAGAGTTGGCTACGACAACTTGGTGGATCGAAACGGTCCCCCGGGCGCGTGGCCTGCAAATGCTCGAATCGACCGACCCGGCAGCAGCCAGAGTGAAGATAGACAAAAAGGCTGACGCTCTAAGACGCAAAGCCACCAGTCTCGGCCTCATCATAGATGAACAGCGTTTGCGGGTGATGGCCCGCGATTATTACATCGAAGAATGGACCGACTATCAGGCGAACCAGAACATGCTTCTGGAAGCCAACTGGGAGCCAGGTCAGGCCGGCGGGATTGTCGAAGACAACTACCGGGTTGTAGACGCTGCCGCTGACAACTGGATGGTCAGCCATCTGTTACACGAAGATGATCGGGACGCGTGGGCTGAACGACTGACGTTGGGCGACGAGACTACTGCGAGCATGGACGCAGAGTTCTCCCGGCTGGCACAATCAGCGTTCCCGCTGCTCTCAGACCGGATCGGAAAAGGGTTCACGGTGAAAGAAATCCTGTCCCCGTACCGGGAGGAAATCGGTCGTCAACTCGACTTGTTGGACACCAACGCAATCGACTTTCTCAACGACCCGAAATACTCACCGATCCTCTACGGTTCCGGCGGGGCGCAAGGCATGATGACGATTTCTGACCTGGGTGAATACATCCGAACCGATCCGAAAACCCGGCCGTTGTGGGAGCGGACATCCCACGCCCAGTCGGGCGCTCAGTCGTTCGCTGACTTTATTACTAAAAAGTTCGGGGGGTTGGGCTGATGGCTACCGATGCGAGCGGCGCGATCTTCGCTCCGATTTTCCAAGGGCAGACTTCTGCCGACCCGGAGGAACTGGTTGACCTGGCTGTCGCCGGGGCAGCGTTCCATCCTGAATACATCATGTCTCACGGCGGGGGTTGGAAAGACCCGTTCACCGGCACACGGGTAGGCGGGGTCCAAGATTTCTTTGGTATCACTAGTGCTACGGGGCCGGGACTCAGCCCGGAGTTGGCCGCCAGGTTCGACCCTGAGGGTGTGCCGATCAACCCTGATGGCACTCCCCGTGAACCGATGCGGGTGAATACGAATATCACCACGGACGCCGAGGGCATGGACCCTGCCGACCTGTTGGAGCGGGCGACGGCCCTGTCGCTCGCCTCCACGTTCCTGTACGACCGGCAGGCGGTTGCCGACGAATACGGCATAACCGGTGAGGACATCGCCGGGATGGGTGAGCATGTCAAGGCGTTGGGGCTGTCAGGCAGCGGCGTTGTCGGCCAGGTTGGCGCGGACGCTACTTTCAACATGGAAACCGCCCCCGAGTTTGACATAGATGCCTCCATAGAAGCCAATCTGGCTGCCGCTCAGACGGCAGGCTATGTGGACGTTCCGGCCGGTGGCGGCACCGAAGGACTCGCAGAACTAGCCCGTGCCGCAGCACCCTCCCCGGGCATGTCCCCTTATGAGGTTCTTGCCCAAACCATTGAACTGGCTGCCACGTTCGGTGACCTCCCCGGCGGGGAAGGCAACCTGACCGTCAACGAGGTCAACGGTTGGATCAACGCCATTCGGAACGACGCCGACCCGTGGGGAATGATCGAAGAAATCCGGTACAACATTCTCGAACACCGGGTCACACCAGCCCGGGTCGCAGAAACCTACGAGATCACTCTTGAAGAAGCAAAAATGCTCACCGGGTACGACGGTGACATCCAATACTTCCTCGACAGCGGCAAGACCGAAATCCGAAACCGGGACACCGGGGCTGTCGTCACCGTTGGCGGCAGCGAGGGTGCCCCCTCGTTGGGAGAACGGAACGCCAGCGAAATCCTCCGCGACACTCTCAGCACCTACGGCCTGGAAGGACTGTTAGACGACCCGAACCTGGATCTCATCAACCTGTGGATAGCCACCGGGGATGATGATGCCGTGTGGGCACGGGTTAGACAGTCGGAGCCGTACAAGACGAGGTTCCCCGGCATGGCCGACCTGTCCGCGGCTGGACGGGCCATCAGTGAAGCTGCTTATGTCGAACTGGAACGCTCCTACGCTCAAACATTACAAGCGTATGACATGCCGGAACGGTTCTACGACGACCCGTCTGACTTCGGGGCGCTAATCGGCGGGGACGTTTCCACCACAGAGTTCACCCAACGGGTCGCCACCGCTTTCGAGGTCGTGGAACAAACCACCTCCGAAGTGCGGCAAGCTCTCAGCGACTACTATGGGATCACGGACAGCGATTTGGCTGCCTATTATTTGGACCCGGAGAGATCCACAAACATCTTTGAAGAACGGGAAAAGTTAGGAGCGGCCCGGATCGGCGGGATAGCCGTCGAAACTGGGTTCGGTTCTGTTTCCCAACAAACCGCTGAACGTCTGCGTGCGTCAGGGGTTACTGAAACAGCGGCTCGTCGGGGGTTCCAGACAATAGCGCCGTCCACGCTGGCTGAGGAAACCGCGTCCGAACGCCTCGATGTTGACCCGGCGACCGGCCGGCCAGGAGTGGTGACGGCCAGGATGGACGGGCAGGTCGGTACTTTCGCCGCGGATCGTGGCGGTGACATTACCCGCGGGGAACTCGTCGGAGCGGAGTTCGGTACTGATCCGCAGGCGGCTCGACGCATCGAAGCCCGCCGTCAGCGACGCCTCGCAGCGTTCGCCCAAAGAGGCGGCCCGGCGATGACTAGAGGCGGCTACACCGGGCTGGGGACTGCCACCTGACCCCACATCCAAATCGTCTGCTATGGTTATCGTAGACGCATCTGGCCGCCTACGAGTGAGAGCTATCTGTGTCTCGGCCACCAGCCCGCCTCCCGGGTTGGTGTGAACCCGAAGGGAGCGGACATAGATGGCTGAGGCAACCGAATCCGAAGTCGTTGAACTAGATGAGGACGGTCAGCCGAAACGCAACTGGCGGCGAACTCTTGAAGACAAGGCGAACACAGCGGAAAGCCAACTGGCCGAAGCAAACGCCAAGATCCAAGGGTTCGAGCGGACAGAAGCGTTCCGGTCGGCAGGAATCAACCCGAATGACACTCGCCAGGCATACTTCGTAAAGGGGTACGACGGTGAAACCGACCCGGAGTCAATCCGGGCCGCAGCGGTCGAAGCAGGGTTTCTCACCGAAGGTGGGCAAGCCCAGCAGTTTGGGACGCCAGAAGTGGTTGCAGCACCCGGTACGGGTGAGGCGGTCACACTCCACCAGGAGCTAGCGGCCCAGCAGAGAATCGCTGATGCGGGGGTTCAGGCACAGCCGGTGATTCCACCGGACCTGAACGAGCAGATTCGTGCCACGACCAGCGAAGTCGAACTAAAGGCTTTGATGCGTTCTCACGGATACGAGTTCGACGTTCAAGATTAGGGGCCTCCTGTTCCCTAAGGACAAACAAACAAGATGGCTTACACGCAAAAGTCATCGGTCGCGTCCGACCAGGTAGCGTTTGAACAGCTAGCGTATTTCGCTCTCAGGGCTAACACCCTGCATGAGAACTACGCGACGGTGAAGGCCACCCGTCAGACCCATCGCGGGTCCGGGGTGACGTTCACTATTTACGCTGATCTTTCGCAGGCCAAAACGGCGCTCACCGAGACTTCAGATGTCACCGCAGTTGCCCTCTCCGACAGCACCGTCACGGTGTCTCTCGCAGAGTACGGCAACGCTGTGGTGACGACGGCTGCCCTTCGAGGCCAGTCGTTTTTCAACGTCGATTCCGACGCGGCGAACATCGTCGGATACAACGCAGCCGATTCTCTGGATCAGGTCGTCGCAGACCTGCTCTACGCCGGCAGCAATGTCACACATGTCGGGCAGTCAAGTCGTGGAGCGTTGCTCACCAGCAACAACTTCACATCGTCGGCTGTCAGGGAGGAAGTCGCGGCGCTTCGCACCGCTGCTGTTCCAACCTTCAACGACGGCTACTACGTCGGATTCTGTCACCCGGATGTGGCTTACGACTTCATCGGGCAGACCGGTGTAGCCGACCTGCGTTCGTTCCAGATCCGTCAGGAAGCTGACAAGGTTCGGAAGGGTGTTATCGGGACGTTTGACGGCGTTACGATGATCGAAACCCCCCGTGCCCTCCTGGTTGCCGACGGTGGTTCGACCACCAACGATGCCTACGGCAGCGTTATCATCGGCCAGCAGGCGATGGCGAAGGCTTACTCCACCATGTACGGGGCTGACCCGTCGGTGGTGTTCGGTCCTGTGACCGACAGCCTGCGTCGCTTCCAGCCGGTTGGCTGGTACGCCATGTGCGGTTACGGCCGCTTCCGTGAGGCTGCGATCCGCAGGATCGAGACAACCTCCACTATCGGGGCCAACAGCTAGTCCCGGTAATAGTCGTTGACGGGGGCCGGAGCGGGGCGCAGATGCTTCGGTCCCCGCCAACCACTAGGATGATGCTGTGCCGAACAAGACGAAATCGAAGAAGCAGATGAAACGGCGTAAGCCGCGTAAGGTCCGTTACTGATGGGCAAGTATTCTTCTGTTGGTTTCCTGGTTCGCCGTGGCACTTCTAAAACCACGAAGATTCGTAGAGATTCCGACGGCCAGTTCGGCGGGGTCCAAACCGAGCATTGGGATGGGCGTTTAGACGCTAAGGTTGTTCCCGAGTCGGTTGAACTAAAAGTTGCCGTAGGAGGTGACGAGTAGATGGCAGTAACAGCTTCGGGCCTGTTCGTTCTCACCTTCCGAGATATTCTCGATTCAACACAGATGGCGGTGGACACCGGGTCGGATACTTTCAAGTGTGCGATGATTACTAACTCATCGACACCCAACTTTGAGACTCACGACCATTGGTCTGACCTGTCTGGAAACGAGGTTTCCGGTTCGGGCTATTCGGCTGGTGGGGCGGCGCTTGCGTCTATCACCCTGGGGAACGCTTCGGGGACGTTGAAGTTTGATGCCGCTGACACATCGTGGACTACGGCGACGATCTCGTCGGCGCGTGCGGCGGTCATTTACGATGACACGCTGACCAACGATCCTCTGATTTGTTTGGTGGACTTCGGTGCCGACTATGCGAGTTCGGCTGGTACGTTCCAGATCACTTGGAACGCATCAGGTATTTGGACTATCGACTTGACGCCGTAGGAGGCTGACTGATGGCTACTGCGTATCCCGCTGCTCTTGATACCGTAGGTTCCCAGCTTCGGACAGACATTGCGTCAACTGACGACCTGGATGACAGCGGCAAGGAGCATGACACTCAGCATGTGAATGTCAACGGCGCGGTTGTTGCGTTGGAAACGAAACTTGGTTTGACTGATTCCAATGCTGCTGCGAATGCTGTTCTGGTTGGGTCGGGTGCGTCTACTACTGCGTGGACTACGAGTCCTACTATTAGTGGGACGTTGACTGTTGAGACTGGGGTTGTTGCTCCGCTTCAGATCAACGCCCAGACAGGTACGACGTACACGTTCGTTCTGGCCGATGCTGGGAAGATGGTTACTTCATCGAACGGCTCGACGCAGACGCTCACGGTGCCGCCCAACTCGTCTGTTGCTTATGCAACTGGTACTCAGATCATCGTTCAGGCTATTGGGTCGGGTACTGTGACGCTGGCCGAAGGGTCCGGGGTGGACATCAACTCGAAGGACGACAACAAGGACATCGACGGCCAGTACGCTGCTGCCACTTTGATCAAGACCGCTACTGATGCTTGGTCGCTTATCGGCGCGTTGGCCTGATGGTTATTCGTCCAGCCGACCACGGGATTTTCGCTAGTTCCGCTGGTGAAATCCCTGATGGTGCCTACTGGCTCGGGGGTGTAGCCGGTGTCACCATCGTTCGGACCCGATTCGACACCGACGCGACTGCAACCTTGTCTGCCACCCTCACTGAGCAGATGGATTCAGTCGGTGCGTTCGGCAACGGGGTGACCGCTGCCTACATAGCGGGCAACAACTGGGGCACACCCGTCTGGGGTAGGGATTACATTGGGAAGTTCACGTTTGCCAGCCAGTCGTATGCGCTGATCGTCGCAACGCTGTCTGAGATCACATGGGGCGACGCTGGTGCGGCCAACTCTGGGACCGCAGGGTATTTCGCTGGGGGTCAGGGCCGCGATGGTGCTTCATCGGTCCCACTGGACAGGATCGACAAACTTCTGTTCGCCGACGATTCATGTTCGTTGATCAGCCCAACATTGTCCAACTCCGTCTACTACCCAGCAGGTGCGGCCAACTCGGGAACCGCCGCCTACTGGTTCGGCGGCAGCACCGTCTCGACACCAAGGCTCGACATAATCGACAAAACCGATTTCAGCGACGATTCGACCGCCGATTCGGGAAGCGTCCTATCAAACGCGGGCATGTATCAGTGTGCGTCGGCCAACTCGGGGACCGCCGCGTACTGCCAGTTGGCGTACTTGGCTTCAAGTTACTCCAAGAAGATCAACAAACTGCTGTTCTCCGACGATTCGGTGAGCGATCTCGGCGAGGAACTCACCACCGCCACATCAGGGATGTCATCGGCAGCGCAGAAAGGGACGTTCGCCTACTTCGCTGGGGGTAACGACTGGGGTGGTAATCGTCTAGATGTGATGGAGAAACTGACCTTCGCTAGTGACACATCGGCTGTTCTCGGCGCGACGCTTCCAGCAGCCGAGGCGTACTTCGGTGGAGCCTCCTGCGATGTGGGGATGGTCTGATGAAAATCGAAGAAGCCATCCAAGAGGTACAACAGCCCCGATCCCGTTACATGCTGGAACACCTCACCCTTGCCGCACATGACACGCCGGAGATGCGGTTCTTCTACTGCGTGATTGAACTCCAATCGAAACTTCACGCCTACAAGTTGGCGACCATCAACAAGCGCCGACAGGAACGGGAGATGGCCCGCCTCAAGGACTCCGACGAGCCAGATGCCGACCTTGACCTTGAGGAAGCGGAAGCCAACTACGAGCATTTCATGGGTGTCATGGCGGGAGGCGAACGGGAACTCCGCGACCTAATGGACATCTACGAGGGGATGCAGCATTTCACCCGTGCCCAGATTGACGCCAACCAGCAGGAGTATTGGGAGGCCCGCATGACCCGCCAGACCCAACTTCAGATCATGGCTGGCGGCGTCGAGTGGTCACAGTTGGATGCCATGCGGAAGGTCGGCCTGCTGGGCGACTTGGTGGCTGAACATGAGGCCGCTCTGGCTCAGACGAACGGGCAAGGAGAGATCGAAGCATGAAGTACCTCAGGTGGAAACTGTCACACGGGACTTGGGGCACCCACCCCGTGGAAACGATCCACGACATGGGGGGCAGGGCGAACACGGGCTGGGCCGTAGACGACGATGGCTACCGCATCGCCTATTTGTGGGAGGA